TTGGAATAGGTAGCCATGGGTGCTTCTCCCTAGAGGAACATTTCGAGGCCGACGATGAGGTTCATATCGGCCGGGTCGGAACTAGCGGCAACGGTTTGCAGCGACCCGTCGGAAAACTCGAGGCCGCCGGAATCCAGGACGATGCGGTTGTTCGTCAGATCCATGATCATCGGGAGGATCTCGCCGGTGTCACCGGTCATGCCTTCCTTGATCTGGGCGATCAGGTAGTTGCGGAGCAGGTTCTGGTCTGACGAGCTGAGAACCTCGCCGGCGGTGAACTCGGTTGGTACCCCTGCGAATGTTTGCTGGGCCATGTCTGCCTCCTATGGGGCGAGCTTGTTTGTGTCGAGGTGACCGTCGAGGGCGCTGTCGAGTATCAGGAACACGTTTTCGCCGCTCCCGCTCGTAGTCAACCGCATCGACCAGTCATTCGGGGTGATGTCATGCCTGACACCCTCGACGCGCAGGATGCGTGTCTGCGGGTCGCTTGAACCCGCCGGCGTGAACGTCGCCTTAAACCCGTCATAGATGCCGAGTTTGGCGACCTTCTCGGCCTGGGCTTCGGTCATCGCGCGTGGTTTGCAATCCAGCGAAATGATGCGAAGCGACGGCGTCGAATGCAGCGCAACGAAATTCTTATTGGCGGTCATCACGTCGCCGTCGTTCAGGTTCAACAGGTTACGGCGCACAATGGCCCTGATGCCGTAAGCCGGTTGACCGATCACGTTCTCGTCGTACACCTGGTCGACGCCTGTCGACCCCGCATAGATGCCGCGGGTGTAAAGCAGCTCGGACCCGTAGCTAGTTTGGAAACCGGTCATGGGTGGGGTCGATGCGCCGGTTGATGCACCGCCGAACGTCAACCCGGTTGCATACGACGCCGCGTAGCGGGCCTTGTACGTCAGGACGTTGCCTCGCTTCGTTGACGCCGCCGCAGCGCCCCCTGGGAGCCCCTGGCGGCAGAATATGGCACCGACCTCCGACTGGGCGAGGCGAGCCGTGTACGTCGCTGTCTGGAGGCGGGCGACAACCTCGGCGGCCATCGTCACCGACGACGTGTCAACAGCTCGATCCACCGGGTTCGAGGAATCCGGATAATTGACCTGGGCGTTGTCGAGTATCGCCGTGAACCTCGCCGACCCGACCTGCTCGACGAATGTTGCCTTACCGGACACGCCGGCGATGACGTCGACAAGTTCGGTGCGGGCCAGCGTCGACAACCCATCCGACGCCTTGACAATCATCACCGACTGGTTCTTGTCCGGGTACGTCACGTCGGTGTCGTCGATGCGGCCCCGGAAGATAGTTGTCGGCTGCGACGCCGAGTTGAGGAACACGTTGACGCGAATCTCCGCGTTGATCCATTGGGCGTCGCCGTAGGTGCCCCCCGTTAGTGGGCCGTATTTGTTGTCGTCATTGTTGAGCGCCAGGGTGCAGGTACCAGCGGTGAACGAATCGAGAACACGCTGCCGCCCGACCTTGATTTTGATCGAGCGAACATCAGCGGTGACAGCCCGCAGCGACCCGTCAAGAAAAATGTGGACAACGAACGTCGGCGCTGCCATCAGCTAGTTCGCGCCCTGCTGCCAATGAGGCGGCAACGGCCCGTTGCCGTCCACATACTTTCCGATCGCTTCGACTACCTCCTGGCCCGACACCGCCGGCGCATTCACAATGATCGTCGTACCACCGCCGCGCTGGCCCGGGTCGCCGGTGAAACCACCGCCGCCCCGCCCAGGAAGCGATGGTCCCCTCGGTACTGGTGCTGGCACGAAAGGCCCCGGGACCATCGGCCCCGCTGGTGGGACAACAGGAACCGAGGGGAACCCGGGGCCTGGTCCCATCGGACCCGCAGGAGGGACAACAGGGAACGCCGGGAACCCGGGGCCTGGGGCCATCGGACCCGCAGGAGGGACACCGCTGCCGAACGGTGGGAGCCCAGGCCCGGGGGCCATCGCGCCAGCCGCGCCATAGAAGGCCGTGCCGGCTGCGGTGCCTGCCGTTTCCCAGTCGCCCCGATCCCAATCCGGGTTCAACGGTCCGAACTGTTCAATGGCGGCGGCGAACCCGCGGGTCATCGCTGTGCCTGTCTCCTCGCCGGCATCCTCGCCGGACCCGCGGGCGAGATCGACCAGTTGAGCTAATACGAAACCGAACGGGGACATGACCGCCCCCGCTAACGCCAGGGTGAACCCGGCGAAGCCTTTGACGAAACCGTTTTGGGCAGCCTCGCCGGCGGTTTTTGCGCCTCTCGCCCAGGTCGGATCGTCGAAGAACTCATTGACCGCGGGCAGGACCACGTCGACCAGGTGGTTGATCATCGCCGTATAAAACGGCAGGATCGCCGTCCCGATCTTGACTTGCAGCTGCTCCCATTCGCCGGCGAGTGTTTTGGTCGCGTTCGTTGCCGAATCCGATGTTCGGGCGAAGTCGCCCATAGCGGCAGCGCCCTTTTCGAGAATGAGGGCGTACGCGGCCTGGGATTTGATCGCCGGGGTTAGAGCATCCTTCGTGTTCTTGACGAGGCCCATCGTGAGGGCTTTGCTTTTGATTGTTGCGGCGTCGAGGAGGATGCCGAGTTTGCGGAGCGGTTCGGCTTCACCGATGAGGCCGGCCCGCAGCGCCGTCAACGCCGTTTCAACCGACACGTCATGCAGGGATGACAGGTCACCGGCGAGGCCGGTGAGGGTCGTCGCCATCGACGCGGAAGCTTCCTCCGACATGCCCATTGCGTCGCCGAGGCTGGCGAACACGCCTGTTGCTTGCAGCGCAGCCAGGTTCGTGACACCGAAACTGTGCAGCGACGTATCGGCGAACGCTTCGACCGCTTTCGACGATTCGCCGAGGAGAAGCTGGTTTTTGCTGAGCGCCTCCTCCATCGCGGCGGCCTTGTCGATCATCGGTTTGAGCGCCGCAGCTGCACCGATGACGACACCGCCGAGGGCAGCGAACCCGATGCCGGCCATACGGGTGCTTCGCATCAGGTTGTCCGACATAAGTGCCGAACCCTTGGAAACCCGCTTGAACGACTTTTCGAGGTTGCTGGTACGGCCGATGAAGTTTGCGGTGAACGTTCTCGCGGCCATTACCTGGACAATCCTTTCAGCACTCGTTCGATCTGGTCGGTGTATTCCTTTTTGATGAAGCCGTGCATCTTGATGATCGTCGGAAACAGGACGTAACCCTTTTTGCCGCGGTGCCGCGGGAACTGTCTGGTCGTCGACCTGCGCCGGCCACCGAACTCGACACCGAAGAAAATGTCGCCCGACGCCGGCCGGGTCTTTCTGCCGTCAATCATTCTTTTGGTCACGACTGCCTGCGGATTCGTGCCACCGGCTTTGATTTGAGGAACGGTTCCGACAGGGGTTTTGAGAGACTTGACGATGGTCTGGTACTGGGCGGCGTGGGGCACGATGCGGCTGCGTTGCTTCATACGAACAAGCACCGTTTTGGCTATCTCCCTGTTCGCGTGCTTGACCGCTTTCCGGGTTTCAGCCGGTGCTTTCCGCAGCTGGCGGAGAAAGTCGTCCATGCCGAACATTTCGATAGCCACCATCGGCTTCTGTGCCATTAGCGCTGCTGCCTCGCTTTCTCCTGCTCGTCTGCCTGGTACTCCAGCACCCTGTAGAGGGCGTTCAACACTTCCGGCGGGCACTCGAGGAGCTGCATGGGTCCAATCCCTGTCCGTACCGCCAACGCGGCGACCTGGACGGTCAGGGAGTCCCAACCAAAGGGGCGGCATCGTCCTCGGCGACCGCTTCGATGTCCTCGAGGTCGTCGAGCCAATCGTCGAACGGTTTGACCGCTGGCCCGTCGCCGGCCTTCGCTTCGCGCCACGCGGCCTGATGCGCCAGCCACGCGATGTGCTCCACTTTGACCTGGGCCATCGCCTCGCCGATACCGATTTTGTGTTTCCGCTCGAACGCGACTATTGCCGCCGGTCCAGCTGTCACGGTTCGTTCGGTGCCGTCGTGCAATATCCGCAGCGTGATTTTCATCGAGTTCTTCATCGTCGTTGCCCCCGCGCCCCGGTTAGCTGGTTGCTCGGGTTATTGCCCCGGATACGGGCCAGGAGACGCTCAGCGTGCTGAGACTCCCGACCTCGGCGCTAATGGGCGTGTACGACGTCACAAGGGCGCTGCCGGCGTACGAGGGGTTCGTGGCGCTCACCGATGCGCTCGTCGGCTTGAAGACAAACGCTGTCGCGGTGCCGACCAGGCCGTTGAGTGTCGCGTCGACTTCGCTGGCCGCAAAATCTTGGTTGAAACTGACGTTGAGCGTCGCGCGTCCCATCCCGGCGATCAGCGTTTCTACCGCATCGCCGAATGCCGTGGTCGGAACTGAGTCATATTCGATGTCCAAGCTCGCACTCGTCATCTTGTCGGACAGGTCGACCCCGCCGATTGTCAAGGTGGCGGTTGCGCCGCCGATTAGTTCAGCCATTTGATTAGCCCTCCTGTGGGCGCTTGCCGCCGGTCAGGTGACCGCCGTCGATTAGACGCTGAGCATCCTCGTCCGACATGTCGGAGGAGAAAGTCGAGCCGGGTTCATTCCCGTGGACAGCATGGTTGCCGCACACGGTGTATTCGTACTTCTGCTTTTTCGCCATCAGGCGTACACCTCCAGGGTGAAATTGGCACCGATGTAATCGGTTTCGTTCGCGGATATGAGGCCGTATTCGCTCATCTGCGTGAGCTGACACGTCGAGCAGCTGCCGTTCAGGGTCAGGTCGCCGGCGATGAGTGCCCGCACCGAAGCGGACCCCGAAATGAGGTCGTCGAGTAGCGCCTGGTTGGCGGCCGTGTCGAACCGCTGGGCAATAACCGTGATCGTGAACGTGAGCAGCTCGAGGCCGTTGCTGAACGCCTGGTCGTAGCTCACGGATTGCAGGTCGACTACCGCGCACGGCGGGCTGACCGAATCGGGCATCGTGGCCGCAATCTGGATGAAGGTCGACGATGTTGCCAGGCGTATTTTGATGCCGGCACGGATCGCCGCGATGTCAGCCATCAGGCAATCCCGGCCCGCCGGTAATCCATGAGCATGTGCGCCACGTCCGGGTCGGAACGCGAAATGCGTACCGGGCCGAAATCACCGACACCGATAACACCCATCGGCGATGCTTTGCGGCCGTACAGGCGGCTCGCCATCATCAGGGTTGCCTGCTCGATTGGGTCGGGGACAGCCGGCCAGCCCCATTTCGCGGTTACCTCGACTGAGGCGCGGCCGTCGCCGTAAACCGGGAACGTGTAATCCCCGACAGCGCGCAGGTTGTTGACTGACCGGGCCGGCGTTTTCAACAGGTTATTCAACGGTTCGACCTGGATATCAGTCGACGCCCAGGTGGTATCGAACGTGCCGTCAGCGTTGGTATCCGTTTTGACGACCAGGCCGGTGAGGGTCGAGATGTCGTCACTAACGCAGATGTACGGCTGGGCGCGGTATGTACGGGCTGACGCGGCACTGTCGGCGGTGAACTTGCGGCCGCACAGGTCGTTGATTGCCGTTTCGGCGGCACCGATAGCGAGGTTCAGGAACGCATCGTCTGTTGACGACGTGATCCCCAACGCCGATTTCAGTTCCGATAACGCGACGTAGGAACCCATCGGCTACTTCTTCGCTGCGGGCTTCTTCGCGGGGGCCTTCTTCGCCACGGGCGGTGCAGGTTTGGCGATGCGTGACGCCGCCTGCTTCTCTGCCAGGTGGTCGATACTCGACTGCTCTGTCATGTGTCTCCTCGGTGGGTGGGTGGGTAACCCCACGGCAGGCCAGCGGTGGCTGGCCTGCCGTGAGGCTCCCCGTGGGGGTGCTCCCACCCGCGGGGGCGGGAGGGGAGCCTGGGAGGGCCTAGAAGCTCGGCGCGACCAAACCGGTTCCGCTGATCACCGAGATGGCCGCCGGGTAGCGCCCGAACACGGCTGCGGCGTACTGATAGCCGACGATTTTGACGGTGAGCTGACCGCCGAGGGTCTGGTCCATGCGAACCATGGACGGTGCGCCAGGCGACTCGAACAGCAGCATGTCGGCGCGGCGAACCACGAACACATTGTCCTGGTTCGATCCCGCTCCGCATGTCGTGTTCACGTTTGCGTCGGCCACGACGGGGATGCCTGCTATCTGCAGCCCGTTCAGGCCGTAGCCGGCCACCGGGCCGACACCCATCGCGTTCTGTGGCACGTTGGACTGTGGCAGCACCAGGGGCCTCGACTGACCGTCTACCGCCGCAGCGAGCCAGGCGGCGCGCCTCG